GTGCTCAGTCAGGGCAGCCTGCTCAAGTGATTAGCGTCTGGGGAGCCCAAGTAGAAGAAGGTTCCTTCCCAACCTCCTACATCCCCACCACCGGCACAACCGTAACCCGTGCTGCTGATGTGGCGAGTATTACGGGGACTAACTTTAGCTCTTGGTATAACCAAAGTGAAGGGACGGTGTTTGTTGACAGAACTTTCAACATCAATAATGGTCAAACTTACTATTTTACCGACAGTGTACTGGTTCTTAACAGGGTCAGGCTTGAGGGTATAAATCATTATGGCAATAACAGCTCTGATGGCTCGTCTTTTAATACTGCTGCTGCTAGTAACAAAACAGCACTAGGATTGCAAACGGATAATGTATCAGTAAATGGTGGTACACCTGACACTTCTTTTACTATGCCATCGTCACTAGATCGTTTGTTTATCGGGAGACATCCCACAGTATCTAGCTACTTAAACGGCCACATCGCTCGTCTCGCCTACTACCCTTACCGCTTGGCTGATGCCACTTTACAGGAGATTACATCATGACTTGGATTATTACTAGCGATCAGGTCAACCCACCTGGGGATGCTGCGATTACTTATGACATCACAAATGCTGGTGGTGTTTTTAACTTAAGGTCTACAGGCACTGTTGATTACGAAGCTGAATGGGGCGATGGTAATGTTGAGATAAGTACGGTTAACGTCCTACCTCATACTTATACAGCTGGTGATTATTCAGTGGTTGTTTATAGTGATGGGGTTTATAGGCCGTATTTTAATAACGTAACTGCTGATGCAACTCAGATTACTTCTGTTCTTACTGGTCCAGGGGCTAATTTAGGGACAGACCTAACAAACGCTTGGTACGGTGCAAATAACATGACCGACTTTAACGCTGCTTTTGGCGTTACTGCTGGTGTAACTAACTTTATCAATACTTGGCGCAGCTGCGCCGGGCTTACAAGCTTCCCCTTAATTAACACTTCAAGCGGGACTAATTTTAGCTTTGCTTGGCAAACCTGCACAGGGCTTACCAGCTTCCCGGTGCTCAACACTTCAAGCGGGACTAACTTTTTCGCTACTTGGTACGGCTGCAACAGCCTTGCTGATTTCCCCGCCAACATGTTTGACACAACGGGAACACTTGTGGCTAATGCGTTTGCTTTTGCTTGGCAACTCTGTGCACTCACCGCGCAATCAATTGAGAACATTCTTGTCTCACTAGATACTAACGGTGCTACTGGTATCACACTGGACATCAATGGTGGCACTAACGCTAATACCTCCACATGGTCAGCTGCTGCTAATGCAGCTTGGCTGAGTCTTGATGCCAAGGGCTGGGACATCACTCAGAATGGACCTGACCCTACTTAAATGACTACTAGGCGCGAACAAATCCTGGCGCAGATTGCCACGACACTGGCCAGCACCGCTGGCGTTAATGGGAGGGTGTACAGGTCAAGAGTGACAGCGGCTGCAAGGGCTGAGACTCCGATGATCGTGATTGAGCCAGTGAATGATGTTGCGCAGCAGCAGACTTCCTTGCCAAAGCTTGACTGGACAATGCGGGTGAGAGTCGTTGTGATTACTAGGTCAACAACTCCCTATACAGATGCAGATTCGGTAATCGAATCGATGCACTCCAAACTTATGGCTGATTTGACTCTGGGTGGATTGGCGATTGATATTCAGCCTGTTTTGACAAGCTTTGAGTTTCTTGATGCAGACCAACCTGCTGGCGTGTTTTCTAACGAGTACGACGTTAAATACAGAACATCAGTAGCAGACCTTACTTCCTACTAAGGTTTAAGCAGTTGCAAGGATTACGATGAAAGACGAGTACAGCGGTCAAGGTGGGTCGTATCTTTTCGATCCAGAAACCGGAAAACGCACTCTGATCAAGCGAACACTTCCCGCCGACACCCCACAAGAAAATGGCACCACTTCTTCTACGGAAACGACTGATTCTGATCGAAACAGAGTCGAGCTACGGAGTCGATCCGACTCCAACAGGAACCGACGCGGTTTTGGTGAGGGATCTGAACATCACCCCGCAGCAAAGTGAAGTTGTTGGACGTGATTTAATCCGTCCTTACTTAGGCGCTTCTGAACAGTTGCTGGCTAACACTCGCGTTGAATGTACTTTCAGCGTTGAGTTAGCGGGGTCTGGCACTGCTGGCACCGCGCCTCAGTACGGTAAGGCTCTTCAGGCTTGTGGCCTTAGCGAAACTGTTGCTGCTGGCGTTAGTGTCACTTACGCACCAGTAAGTGCAGCTTTTAGTTCAGTCACCATTCACTACAACATTGATGGTGTTCGCCACAAAGTGACTGGCGCTAGAGGAACCTTTACCTTGAACGGAAGCGTAGGTGAAATCCCCACGATTGACTTTACGTTTACTGGGATCTATAACGCTCCTGATGACTCAGCACTGCCTAGCGTCACCTACGCAGACCAAGCAACACCGCTGATCTTCAAGAACGGCAACACAGACACCTTCTCCTTGCTTTCTTACTCTGGCTGCCTGCAGTCAATTAGTTTTGACATCGGCAACTCTGTTGTTTACCGCGAGCTGATTGGATGCAACAAGGAAGTGATCATTACTGATCGCCAAGCCAGCGGAAGCGTGAGTATGGAGATGATTTCGATTGCCACGAAGGATTATTTCACTGCTGCGCTGACTGACAGTGCGCTGGGCAACCTCACGTTCCAGCACGGCACAACCGCAGGGAACATTGTTGATTTTGCTAGTACCCGGATCGACATTGGGGACGTAAGCTATGCCGACCAAGACGGCATTGCGATGCTAAACATTCCATACACTGCGATTCCGTCAACGGCAGGGAACGATGAGTTGACGCTGGTGTATAGTTGATCCGAGGGAGCCAAGGCCGTGTTGGAGAGCACGGCTTTTTTATTGCTGTAAGCTAATTGCAGTTAAATTTGCTCAATGGCATTCGTCCGCAAAAAGGTCAAGACTTTCAAGTGGCCTGTAACAGTAGAAGAACCTGCTGATGGCGGGGTATTTGATGAATCCAGCTTTGACGCAGTATTCAAAAGAGTTCCACGGTCTGAGTTCCAGAAGCTTGCAGACAAAGGCGACCTTGAGCTGCTAAAAGCTGTCATGACTGGATGGGAAGGTATCGAGGACGAAGATGGGAAGCCGTTGCCGTTTTCCCAGACAGCAATGAAAGAATTTGCTGATGATCCGTATTGGATTCGTGGCGTCCTGAAGGCATATACGGAAACTTTTGAAGGCGCAAAACTGGGAAACTAAAAGATGCCGTCAAGTATTGGGCGAATGGCGGCAAAAAAATAGAAGACAAAAGTGAAGATGACGCAGCGGCATTTGGTTTGAAGCCGTTGCGTCAGACGGCTCCTAAAGAGGAGCATTTTGAGGTGTGGGAAGAAAATTGGGAAGCGTTGATGATGTTCTTGCGGATGCAAACGCAATGGACCGTCACGATGGGAGGTTACGTTGGTTTGAAATATGAGGTTTTGCTAGGTGCGTCGGGACTGATGTCCCTTTATGATGTAGAGAATCCCCGTGAGATGCTGGAGAGCCTTCAAGTAATGGAAGCTGCTGCACTCTCTGAGCTGAACAAGAAAGATGCCAAGTAAGAAAGTCTCACCAGTTGATATTGTACTTAGCATTAAAGGCAGCGAAAAGCTGCAAAAATTAAACAGCTCGTTTCGCGATCTATCAAAGCAACTCAACAAGCTTTCAGCCGGAGACCTTCAAAAAGCAACTGATGATGTACGAAAGTTTGCTGCAGAGTCTGGCAATAGCGAAGCGACGATAAGGGCTCAGATTAAAGCGTTTGAAGGCTTGCGTTCTCAAGCCGCTATGGGCGGCAAGGTTTACCGCGAGCTTGGTGCAAGTATTATAGATTTAGGACTAACCCTTAAGGGGTCTAGTGCGCAGATAGAAGAGCAAAGATCCGCGTTACTGGAAATAGGGTCCGCCGCTTCTTCCAGTTCGGCGCAAATAAAAAAAGCAATTGACGGTCTTAAGCAATTAAGGAATCAAGCGTCTCAGGACTCTCAAGCATTCTTTGGACTTTCAAAAGAAATTGATGAGTTGACAAAAAAAGTCAACTCACTTGACGCTGCACTAGAACAAAACGCAAGCCGAAACAGGGCTAGGGCTGCTTCTGTCACAGGAGTTTTGGCGAAGTATGAAGCCATTGCGAGAAAACAAGCCCAAGCGGCAAAAGAAAGAGAGGAAATTGTTAGAGGTGAAGTCATAGCTCTTAGCGAAAAAGGTAGGGCTACCGAAGAGCTTGCGAAGAAAGAAAATCAATTAACTGCAGCGATAGCGAGAAGGAAGCAGCTAGGCGTTCAAGAGACTGCTCGCGAGGCTAGAAGATCAGTAAGAGCTGGTGCTCAAGTTTATACAGGCAAAACAGAGCTTGGCCCTATAGATGCACTTGACCGGCGATTAGGCGATCTACCAGCCACCACTGCTGCTTTTTCTCAAAGGCTCACTGAACTGCAAGATCGGTTGATAAATACTGTCAGATCAAGCGATCAATATGTTGCTGTTGCGTTGCGTATTGCACAGGTGCAGCGAGAGGCAACAGCGACAGCTCAGGGATTAGGCGCTGCGCTGGTAAAAGATTTAGCTAGCGGCAATACGGTTAGAAATCAAAAGAATCTGCGTGAAGCTATTGGCCAGCTTCAAGCTGAGATGAATGAGCTGAATACAGAGACAGCTGAAGGTTCATCTAAGTATGCAGAAAACGCAAGACAGGTTAATAATTTACAGAAAGAATTGAACGAGATCGCTGGCAGTTACCGCAATGTGACTGACATGGCGAGGCAGGCTTCTACTGCCCAAGGCGTTTATGCGAACACTTCTGTCGCTAGCAACTATCTTCGTCGAGGTATTGTCAGGCAGCAAGAGGCTGCTAGGGCTGAGCTTGGTGCAGCCGTTAGGGCAGGCGTGGCTTCAACGCAGCTAGCGTTGCCTGCTGCAGGTCAGACCACAGCTCCGGGTACTGGGCTGGCCAGAAGCGGAATGGCTCGCGGAGTCTTCGATTTAACAGGCAATGTCACTAGAGGACGACCAGTCCCCGCTGACTTCCCCGGCTTAAAAGAAGACGCAGCTGCGTTACCAACAGCTGCGACTGGCGTAAATGCCGCTTTAGGGATGAGCGAGCCAATAAAGAAGCAAGCGAATGCGCTAAGAGAAGCTGCCACTGCCTACAAGCCATACAACGCAGAGATAAGAAAGGCTAAAGCCGCAAACAATGGAAGTATTTCTGGCATAAATAACCTTAAAGCTGCTCTGGAAAGGAAGCGCAACGAGCTGCCTACAACCACGGCTGCATTTAAGCGTTTAACCCAGCAAATTGAAAACCTTGACAGGCAGTCGGAAAAAGCTAGTAAAGGCATGAGCCGCCGCAGGTTCTCCCCCGGCAAGGCCGCCCAGGTTGCTGGCGCGACGCTCTCGGGCGGTATCTTTGGCGGCCCTGAAGGATTTCTCGGTGGTGCGCTTGGTGGTGCGCTTGGTGGTGTTGGCGGGTCTTTTGCTGGTGCTGCACTTGGCGCTCAGGTAGGTCAGCTCAGACAGCAGCTTGGTGGGTTTGCTGAGTATGCGGCGAGCATTGAGAAACTCAAAATCGCGTTGAATGGTATTGCAGGTGACGCAAGTAATTACAACCGAGCACTGCAAGCCGCTGCTGATGTCACAAAAGAATTAAACATTCCACAAGAAGTTGCTATCAAAGGAATCACTCGACTTACAGCCGCAGTAAAAGGTGCTGGCGGTGGCATTGCTGATGCAGAACTTGCGTTCAAGAACATCAACTCTGCAATTATCGCTACGGGCGGCGGAGCAGAGCAGGTTGAAGGAGCCGTAACTGCGCTCGTTCAGATTTTCTCGAAGGGCAAAGTCAGCGCAGAAGAGATCAATCAAATTGCAGAAAGACTGCCTGGCACATTTAACAAAATTGCTGAAGCGTCAGGCAGGACCGGCCCAGAACTAACAAAAGCTTTACAGCAGGGTGAGGTCGGCCTGAATGATCTAATGAAGTTCTTGGTTCAACTGGGTGGTGAATACGGCGAATTGGCTGAAAAGATTGCCGGGTCTTCCGAGTCAGCTGGAGCAAGGTTGACGGTTGCATATAACAAGATGCGGATTGAAATAGGCAAAGCTCTTCAGCCAATCGGGGCTGAGTTTCAGGAAGCGTTTTTGGAATTTATTACCGATATTGGCCCAAGCTTGGTGGTTATGGCGAAGGCTGTTGGAGAAGGGATGCGTTTTATTATTCAAAACAGAGGCGCGATATTGACTATTGCATCTTTCGCGGCAAAGCTTGTTGCCGTGAATTTTGCACTAAAAGCGTTTGTTGCTTTAAATGGGCCACTAAAACTTATGTTCGCATTAATAAGAACTGGGTTCAGACAAACCACTCAGCAGGCGTCTCTTGCTGCGACAAAGCTGGCCAGGTTTGGAGCGACAGTGAAAACTTTAGCTGCGTCCTTAGTGGCGCCAATCGTAATAACCTTTGCCATCGTTGGCGCAGAGCTGGTTATATCTTACTTCAATAGAATTAAGCAAGCAAAAGCTGACCTTGACGCTTCTGGCACAAAACCTCAAGGTGAAGTTTTCTTCAGGTCAATCGGTGGAACGGCTGCAACGAAAGAAACGCTGAGATCAAACTTTAAGGATATTGTCAAGAATCTTGATATTGTCGAAGCTAGGCTCGCGAAAACAAAGAAAAGTATTAAAGAGTTTAAGGCATCGCAATCAGATGGTGGCGAGCGGGCCATGGGGGGAAGTGCGCCTCCTCTCGCTGGTGTAGCAGTCCCAGAAGACTTGACATCAAGGCTAAAAGCAGACGAGGCAGAGATAGCAAGACTTCGACTGAACTATAAAACTTTAATTGAGAAGTACCCTAGTGCTCCAGAAGCCGCTAAAGGTCTAACCGACTACGGTTCTCTCACCGGCACTGATACCGGCGGCGGCGGCGGCGGCGGCGGCAAGTTCAGAGAGTCGCAACTGCCACGGCTTCAGGACAAGTACGACTCGCTGATTCGATCCGGCCCACTGGCGGACATTCAAAGATTTCAGATCGCAAATTCACTCGCCCTAGTTCGGGCGCAAAAAGATAACAATACAGAGCTAGTTTACACGATAAAAAATAACGCTATAAATCTTGACTTCGGGGAGAAAGAGCTTGGAGTAAGAAACAAATACCTGGATGCTATGAATGCTGCGAACAAAACGGAGGATATTGCAGAACGTCAATTACAAGAAAAAATTGCAGGATTGGAACGAGACCTTGATCTTGAAAAGCTAAGTGTTTCGGCAAATGGTGAGCTACTAGCCCTTAAGCAAGACCAAGCTATTGCATCGGAAATAATCGCCAAAGCCTCTGAAGACGAATTGTTCAACCTGCGCGATCAGCTTGGCTTGGTGACAAAAAAGCAGAAAATTGACAGATTCAGGCAGTCAAGGATAGACGCAGGAGATCCAAATGCTGAACAGCAAACCGATCTGTTCCGCCAAACAATAGACCCAACGTTGACGGAAGGGTTGAGCCAAAACATTCGTGGTTTGAAAAAAGAGCTGGAAGATCTAGTAAATCCAATCAACCAAATCACTGGCGCAGCAAACGCTATTGGCAGTGCATTCTCACAGTCGTTCACAAATGCAATTACTGGTGCCACAAGTGCGAAGCAGGCATTAGCTGATTTCTTTAAGAGTGTTGGCAGTTATTTCTTGGACATGGCGGGGCAGATTATTGCGAAGATGGTGACAATGGCAGTTTTAAATACTGTTGTTAACTTGCTGCCTGGTGGCGGATTCAATCTTGGGAGCACACCGCTAGGCGCGGGTGGTGGCGAAGTTGGTGGGATCGGGACTTTAGGGCCAAACTTCGGCATTGCTCAACGCGCCGCAGGCGGTCCAGTGAACGCGAATACGCCTTACATCGTTGGCGAGCGTGGGCCTGAGCTTATGGTCCCTTCAGGCAACGGAACCATTATTCCAAACGATGTCTTTTCGGCAAGTCGTGCTGCTATCTCTGGCGGTGGTCCGTTAGGTGCCGCTGGAAACTCTGGTGATCTTGGTAAAGATGGAATGGTCGAGAGCCGCAATTACATCAGCAACAACTACTCAACTCAGCAAGCCATTGCTCAAAGTCAAGCAGCTGTATCGTCAAGTTCAATGTCAATGGAGCGCGTGATTGAGCGCAAGGCCGCAGAGCGTCAAGCAACTGAAATGTCAGAACCGATCAGAGTTAAGCTGGACACCACCGTAATCAACAACGTGGAATATCTCACCGTTGAGCAAGGTCTTGCGCTTTCTGAGTCCGCTTCTCGCAAGGCTCGTAGCCAAGTGTTTTCTGACCTAAGGCAGCGACCTGCGTCAAGGTCAAAAGTGGGGCTTGGTTGATGCTTGCGATTGGTACTTATCTTAAGCTTGTTGACTTTGAAGGCTCAGACACTGGCTATGCCTTCCAGAACTTTTTCCAAGGCGAGTCGCGCACGTATTTAGGCACAAGTTATGTATTTGCAGGTTTTGGCTTTAGTGGCGGGACCCTGGACCTACAGGCTGCCAATATTTCAGCGGCAGTTGTTTTTGCTGTAAATCAACTGGATTTAAGTATTTTTCAAACAGCATCAGATCAACGTTGGCTTGCGGAGATACGCACGGTATGGCTTGACCCAGATACGTTGGTTGAGACAAACCGTTACAGCGAAGAGCTGTATGCAGTGCTTGGATTTGAGCATGATACGAGTAGGCTACAGGTAAGACTGGGTAACCCTTTGGACGCGATTGAAGCAAACATCCCAAGGCGTGTCCTTACCCAAGTAAGCGTCGGGGAACTTCCTTCTACCGGAAACATTTCATTGAGATAATGCTAAGTCCCAACAAAAATCGAATCATGCTTCTCCCCCAGGATCGGGAGATTATTGACATCACTGGGATGTCTGAAGAGCAGTATGTCTTTTTCTGCCGACAGGCGATTTTACACAGCAAGCTAAGACCTGGAGAGCCTGTTGCTTTAGAACCATTCACCATTATTCTGATCAACCTGGCGATTGGTCTTGTTCTTTCTGCTGCGTCGGCATTACTAGCACCCAAGCCCCAAGTAAGAAAAGCTCCTGACGTTAGAACAAGGAATGTAGACGGGCAGACTATTGTCAGGGGGGATCAGTTTACAGCCAAAAGTGGTTTTGACACTATTCAAAACGTTGTCGAGATCGGCAGCACTATACCTATTGTTTACGCCAATCGCCAGTTAATTGACGGTAAATATTACGGTGGAATTAGAATTAATACAAACTTACTTTGGAGTCAAATTTACAGTATCGGTGGCGGGCAACTGCTGAAAGCTATTTTTTTAGTGGGCGAATCTAGCAGCATTGATGACAGGCTTGCTGGAATGATTCTTGACAACGAGCAGTTTGCTATTGGTAACAATCTTTTAAATGGTTACGATTTAAGTCTTTCGACAACAGGAAGGCTGTCTATCTATTACAACAACATTGGCGGGCGGATTACTTCAGGTGACTATATTGCTGGCGCTTCTCCTTTTTCTGATATAGCAAATTCGGAAAATGAAGGCGCAGATGACGTATTCCAAGTGAAAAACGTAAACGGGGGGTATCAGCCTTCTTTTTGTTTTGCATCAAAACCTTCTACTCAAACCTCAATAGGAGTGTATGGATTCATTGGCAACAACCTAGGTTACAGGGTTAATCCTACATTTAGGCCAGGTAGGCAGTTTGTTGTAAGAACAGACAATGAAGTTAATTGCAAGTCTGATTGGCAGGAACTTGCAAATCGTGACAAACAAAACACAATTTTTCCCGGCAAGTCTTGTCTTTACGCAAGAAATGGATCAGAAATATCTGGCAACAGCGTTCAAGTGGCTGAAAAAGATCAGCTGAGCTATAGGCTTTTAAGTACATGTGCCCTAAGCGATTATCCAAACGGTTTCACGCGGGGTGGAAACTTAGGTCAAGCGACTGTTGGAGACGTTGCCGGGGCGGTAGCAGGTCGCCAAAAACAATACGACGAATTGATAACTATTGGTCAACTCTACAAGATAGGCAGCGCATTAGCTATTTGTTCTAGTCGGGATACGCAGCCATTCTTATCCGATGCCGATCAAACTCCAACTGGTGGAGGTCGGGATATGACCGCAACATTTACGGTGGTTCGCTCAGGCGCAGTTGATTTTGTCTCTCTGAGCGATGCAGATAATTCCTCCTCTCGAATAGCAAGTAGCACGGCTCATATAATGCGCTGTGCTATAGCCAATATCGTGACCGAGCGCGGTTCCAGGATGATAGAAATTGGCCTTAGAAGTCGCTTGCAGTTAAGCGTTTCAGGTATCTGCAATTTCAGAGACACTAAGCCTTATTCTCAAATAGATGCAGAGGCTTGTGACAACTTCCTTGGCGACGATGCCGATGGCGCTAATCCTGTTAATTTTAATAGCGGCACCTACACCGGCCCGGAGCTGAGATATAGTTTTTTCCGTATCTCCTACCGAGTAGCCTCAAGCAACGCATTCTTCACAGAAATAAAAACTATTTTTGGAACCAGAAGTTCCACAGGTGTTGATGTCTACAATTACATAAAATTAGATTTTACTTTTGAAAATCGTTACGAAATAAAGATCGAGCCCTTGACCTCTTGGGAAATAAGGACCGGCGCGGCTAGTGGGGATCTAGCCGTTTTGGATTACGCGGTTCAAAATACTCAAATTATCAACGAAGGTGGAGTTCGGATCGAATTCTCTGGAGAAATCATTCCGCGAAGTGTCGGCAGCTTTGGAGTATCAGTTTTTTATCCAAAAGACGGCAACGAACTGGCGAGTAACAGAGAAGACAGCCCTTACTATGTTGATTCTTACGCGAAAATTGCTGAGGCTTTTATTTACAACGAGGTTACAAGTAGTGCCACTCAGCCTGAGCATGAAATTGTTTACGTGAACAACGTTTCAACTAGCTCTACAGTCCCAAAGTATTTTGCTTCAGCAATTGTAGGTCTAAACATCAAAAGCAGCGAGGAGGTAAAAAACCTTCAGCAATTTAGCGTTTACGTTAACAAAGGCGTTACCTCCACAAGCATGTTCCCTAACGTGCTATACGATCTCTTTACGAACGATAGATACGGGGTTGGTAAAATAATGAGTTCTGCTCAGATTGACAAAGCAAGTTTTGATTCGGCGGCAGATTGGAACTATTCAAGAAAGTATTTTTTTGATGGCGCTATTACCGAAAAGCAGAATCTCAGGACTTGGGGCGCTCAAAGAGCTGCTGATTTTCTTCTAGACCTTGTTATAAGAAATGGCAAATTTGCTTTGCAGCCTGTAGCCAACTTTGAAGGGTCAGAAAAAATAACGCAACTTTTCACCTCAGGCAATATTATCGAAGGTTCGTTTGAGTTAAATTATTTTGACGCTGCGGATCGCATCCCGCCAAGGGTTTCCGTCAAGTGGCGCCAAGAGCGAACCGATCTTGGAGACTCGTCCAAGGGCTTATTCCCTGTCGTAAGAGAAGTCATAGTCAGAGAAGCTGGCGTTGAAAATTTTGCTCCTATAGAGTCAATTGATATTAGCGATTTTGCCACAAGCGAAAGGCACGCAGTTGATAGAGGCAAATGGGAATGTAAGTTCCGCAGGCTTGTGACCCATTCGATCAAATTTAAGACTACCCCTAGCCAAGCAAGTCTTGATATTGGAGGAGTCTTCAAGCTAGGGCTTGAAACTACAACCTTCAATCAACCGCAGAATGGAGCAATTGCCGCTGACGGCACGATTACTTCTTGGCCACCTTTGGCTGACGGTAATTACTCTGTATTGCTTTGGGATGGTGCGTCAACAAGCATTACCGAAACAACCATGTCGGTTCAAGGCGGTGCAACGAATTTCCCTAATTCAGTGTTTTGCATAAACAGTGGAAGCACGAATGTGCAGACATACAAAACTCAATCTCTTTCGTTCGATGAAGACGGTAACATTGAGGTTGAAGCTATTCACTTTCCAACCAACAGCAACGACGAAAGCCTAATCGTCGATGGCTTTGACAATGACAGCAACTGGATCTTGGAGGGTCTGATCAACTAATGGCAGTCTTCTTTCCATCACTTACGCCGACTCGGCGTACTTACACGGTTGGCGATTACCCAACCAAGCGTTTTAACAGTATAAGCGGGGCTGGAACGACCAGGCTTTATGGCAGCAAAGCCTTTGATGCTGTCTTGGACTTGGAATTCTCAACTAACGATGCAGAGCTAACAACGATTTTGGTTTGTTTTAACTCTGCATACGGTTCAGGCACTGCTTTAAGCCTTCCGTCTTCAATCTTCGATGGAATGAATGCTGCCTTACAGGGTCAAATCCCAAGCCATGTGACTTGGCGTTGGCAAGAAACTCCTCAAGTCCAATCAGTTTTCAATGATCGATCAACAGTTACTGTCAAATTAATCGGCACATTGGATGGTTGACTTCAGTGAGTAGAATAGATCAAAAGGCTTATAGGCATGGCTGTTCGCACTGGCAGTAATGGGCAATTGCGATGGAGGGGGGCTGTAGTCGCTCGCGTGCGCTCTTGGTCAGCAAATATTGCAAAAGACTCGTTGGAGACTACGAACATTGGGGCCTTTGACCGTTCCTACGTTTCGGGTTTGAGGGGTGTAACGGGAACAGCGGACATTATGTACGACCCAGGCGAGGCAAGCGCGACAGCGCTTTTCAACGATGTTTTGAATAATTCTTCAGAACCTTTGAGTAACATTGAGCTTGTTTTGGATTCTGCTGGCGGCAGCCAGTTAAGCGGTTCTGCAGTTTTGACAAGTATTTCTGCCAGCGTTTCCGTTGGCGCGGTCACCTCTTGCAGCGTTGGTTTCCAGATTTCTGGACCTTTAACTGGAGGATTCTAATGCTATGGCGGTACTTGGAATTGATGGAATTGTTCGACTAAGAAGAGAAGCGCCGCTGCCTATTGTTGTAAGCTCTTCAGTCCTCAGGGCCGATATTAACGCTCTTGTTTTAAATAATCAAGATTTCTGGTCAGGGGATGAGGTCTATCTTTTCTCGCAAGAAGGGCTTCCTTTGTCAGGCCAGTGCTCAAACGGCTCTGCAATGTATGCAGGAGGATTTCTTGAAACAGGCCCTAATCGTTCTCACATATCAGGCAATGATGATTTCTTCTACAAAAGAGGCGTAGGAGAAGATTCGGATAATTTTTACTGTGGAATTGGAGTCAAAAGTGCGGAATATTTTATTTACAGGGATTCCCTGAACAGGCTTAGCTTCTATACCGATTACTGTTCGGCGGTCAACGGTGGCACTGCTAATAAAGTGGACTTGGCTCAGTACGATTTCAACTTTTTGTTAATTGCCGCTGCAGGTACTGAGGAATACAACAATGCTCTAACCGAATGCGTCTCAGGCGTCGGAGATTACAGATTCAGCGACGTTAGAGATGAAGTAACGCTTGAAAGTATTTGTGACTTCCCCCCTGCTTACTTAAGTCCCGTTGCAGGTACTGCTGAGTATGATGACGCGGACCTTGCTCCAAGGAGTGCGGTAAACGGTTTTCCTTGGGTTCTTCAGTGCGAGCTTGCTGAATGGTCTTTGGAGCTAGACGGTTCTGCTGTTGATACAACCCAGGTGGGGGAGAAGTTTGGCGAAAATGTAAAAAGTATTATTACAGGTGGTGGAAAGTTTGATTTCCAAGTTGGAGAGGTAGGGCATTCGCCCGCTAGCGGCGACAGGGCTGTTGACGCAAGCTACTTGCTTCAGCTTCTGCAGTTGACGGAGCGTGGCGCGAAGGCTGAAGCGGAATTTTGGTTAATGCAGCGAAAAGTTAGCGATGCGTGCAGTGTTTTGGCTAGAGGTGGGCTTTATTACGCTACAAATATTTTGATAACGAACATTGCGGTGAACGTCAGGGCTGCGGATGTCATCGTCGGTTCTGCTAACTTCGCGACATCTGGCGAGATTGCATTAAAAGTAGGAGTATAATGACTAAAGTGGGACAAAGAGCATTCGGTTAAATGGCAATCGTTACACCGGGTCAGCCTGGAGCTATTGACAATATTGACATTAGTCAAAACACGTTCCGTACTCAGGCTGGTGAAGTCACCAGCGCGGTGTTGCGTCTTGCTGGCGGAGAAGTGGACTCAACGTCTACGACAACGCTTTACGTTAACCAAGAAATTGGTTCTGACAAATTTGTTGCGGGTATCGCAGACAATACGGTAACTCCTCCCCTAAGCAATCAACAGCTTACTTGCGGCTACTCGGAGTCAGCCCCCTTCAAGACCCTCAATAGGGGGCTAATCGAAGCAGCTCGCTTGTCTGTTCAAAGCGGAGTTGGAAATGATTTGTATGACCGTGTTGTAATCAGAGTCGCGGCCAGCGAATACGTTATTGATAACACTCCGAGCACAGGTCTAGCTGTAAGCCAGTGGCCAAACAGTTACGAGCCAACAGATGAAGACCTTAGGGCTTTTAACTCTGACGATATGGGAGTTATTCTCCCCAGGGGTGTTTCGATTATTGGCGCAGATCTGCGCAAAAGCGTTATACGTCCCAGGTCTGTGCCAAGTGCAGGCGGCAATCCAGTAACCGACAGAGGCAGTTTATTCAAGACCACTGGAGGTTCGTTCTTTTTTAATTTTACCTTTAAAGATTCTCTCAGTTATACTTCGTCTCATCACTTACTTCAAGCGTTTTCTTTTTGCTCTCAGTCAGATTTAGTCGCATATTATCAAAAAGTTGCAACAGCATTTGGAATTCCTTCTTCTGACGTTGAAGTTATAAATCCAGGCGAAACACAAATTACCACCGAATACCCTGACAATCAGGTTTCAGCTGCGACAGATTCTGTCAATGGCAGTTCTGGGTACGTCTTTAATTGCAGCTTGCGCTCCAATTACGGCATGTGCGGCATGTATCTCGACGGAAGCGATGGTGTCTCAGGCCTGCGCTCAATGGTCGTAGCCCAGTTCACAATTGTTGCGCTTCAGCGTGACATGAACGCTTGGCAGGTTTATACAGGAGGGTCTTGGCAGACTTGTAGTGGATACAGTGAGTACATAAACGCAGATAGTAATGATGTAAGATCGCGAATCTCTGGAAACTTTTCTGCTTCTACTGGAAGCTATGAAGTTGATTATAGAAGTTTTGGCTTTAAGGTTACAAATAACGCTTTAACGCAAGAGGTCAGCTGTTTTGTTATCGGCTCAAGCGTGCATCACTGGACTTCTTCAGGCGGAGAATGCACTATTACCAATAGTAATAGCAATTTTGGTAACACAGCTTTACTTAGCAGTGGTTTTAGAGGTATTGGAACAACAGGTGGTGCGTTCGCTCAAGACAAGGGATTCCAAGCACTTCGTGTCCGTAGACCTCTAAAAGTAAAAACAGATGGAAGCAACATCCGCAGAATCGGAATTGGTAACGTATCCAGCTTGGGATACGACAGTGCAACAGGCGCTATTAATTTACAAGTTGCTTTTGACCCAGAGACAGCTTTCGCTAACAACGGGTATAGCTTAAAAGAAGGAGACTATATTTGGATTGAAAATAGCAGTCGTTCCGAGGGGCCTGGGGCTTCATCAAACCAAGCAATTGATGTACGTGCAAAGCTGGCCTCTGTGCCTTTTGATTCGGCAACCCCTACTCAGATAATCGTTGTTGATGGAGGTATTGACGACCCTACCGTAAACAATATCTCAACCATTTCAAACCAAACTTTAGAAGGTAACCGTGTTTACATCAGAAGGCTTTCTGACACTAGGAAGCCCGAAGAACGTGAATATTCATTGATTGTTTCTGGTAGCTCAACAACTCGCAGACCTGTAGGAAATTACATTTTACGCTTAGGAAACCGTAGTACCCTCAACCAACAACTAGACCCTGCAAACAATTCAAATGAGGTCTTTATTGTTTCGACTTCAAAAGACTCAGACAGCTCTTTTGGCAGCGATGTTTATAAAATTGTTATCCGCCCTGGAGATAGCGCATCTTCTTTCAATTCTTCTACTTTTTACAGAGTAGGAACTCCTGTTTCAAGAAATAATAGAGTGTTCCGAAGCAAAAGAAACAAAAGATTTAGCACGTTCTCCACTGAAAGCTTTGAGGCAAGCTTGCCAATGCTTCCTGATGAAAGAGGTGTTGAACTTTTGAGAACATCCTCGGGACCGTTGTTAGTTTTAGATAGCGACTTGTCAAACAGTCCTACAAGCACTGACCTTGGAATAAATCAATCAACAAACACCTTGATTCTTGATCAAGTAAGGAGCAGCACCGATTTCCAAGGCGTAAGTTCTTTTATGAGAGCCATTGGGTACACAGCTCAAAATGTTGGAATACAAGAGAACGGAACACTTTCTGGGACTATTCTTGAACAACAAGATACAGAGGCATCAAGAGATTGGAACCCTGCTGATCCCCTCAGCCCTGTCCCTTCTGGGAAAATCGACTCTAGGACAAACTGGCCACTAGAGTTTAACCGACCAAGCCTTATTAGAGCTTTTGCGCACGCCTATGAGTTTGTTGGATACGGAAATTACACAAAAGCGTTGCCAAAATATCAAGCAACACCATTGTCTCAGCAAAATAAAATTGATTATTTTGCGGTGAATTTATTAGGCGGTCGCTGCTATAACACTGGATTCAACGAAGATGGCCTTTTAGTCCAAGGCAACGTAATTACGGACCTTGGCACCAACCAAACTGTAAATAGTGAAATTGCTGGTTTGGGCGCTTTAGCCGGAGATCCTGATTTCCCGGCAACTCCTACTGATTTTGAAACTTTAAGCGTTACACAACTTTTACAGTCTTCTCAGCGTACAGAGTTGACTAACGAGGTGCTAATTAATGGAACGGTTGAAGGTTCCGTCACATTTGCAGATGGCGTATTACCTGAAGCGACAGAAACGCAAAGAGGTATTGTTAAGCTTGCAACTGACTCAGATGCTGCAGGAATTAGCAGCCCATCAAGTGCAAACGATGTTGACGCTTTAACAGCAAAAAATCTCGGCTCTGTGCGTGGGGTGGCAGATGGTCTTTGCGATCTGGATTCGACCGCCAAAATCCCAGTGGCGAGGATACCCGACCTAGATGATTCTGGTCTGATTCAAAACGCTTCTACTACGGTCAAAGGTATTGTTGAGCTTGCTACTGGTGCCGAAACGCTTGCGCTAAGTGATGCAACCAGAACTGTAACTCCATCGTCACTAAGCAGCGCAAGAGGTGTCGCGAACGGTTTTGCAAGCCTGGATGCAACAGGTCTTGTGCCAGTAGCGCAGATTCCTCCAGTAAATCCAAGCGATGTTATCAAGCTAACGCCTGCACTGTGGGTAAACGGTTCAGCGACTAATTTTGACAATTCAACAAACTTTACTTTTGTGCAAAACGCAAACACGGCTGCGATTGCTTTAGGAACACCGCTGAATGCTGTACCTGGTACTTCTGGATTTATTTTAGTTACCAGAGCGGCTGGAGTAAATACTCCATTCACTTCAATTAATGGGAGCAACTGGTCTGGAGTAGTTAATACATTTGTAAGCCCAATAACTAATTCAGAAGGATTATCGGGGAACGTGTTGATTGGATATTATGTTGCGACTTCAACTAACATAGTTTTCACCGCCTCTATGGTTGCTTAATTATGGTCACTGCAGTACCCGCTTTTTTTGACAGCAAGGCTCAAACCCGCAAGCCTTCTGCTGTAGATTTGACTATTCTTTTTGACGGCTCAGGCTCTAACGGTCCGTTTATTAATGCTTTTAGAGATAAAGCAAACATTATCGCAATTGAAAACTCTCTGGTGACAGAGGGCGTTGGTGCTGGAACTGCTTTGAATAGATATAGGATTGGCTTATTCCAAGCCGCTCTTGCCGCAGACTCTAACCCTCAGAAATTGTTTATCAATAGCAGCGAAATTCAGGACGCAGCATGGGGCCAAGAGTTAACTGATATTCAATACGGGGCAAACGGAGAAGACGAAACAGGAGCCATTTTCGCTGCTTCGAGTCCAATTTCCGGTGTAAATGCACCGCAGGACAACCTTAGACCTATAGGTAACAATATTGGTCGAATTACGATTTCACAATCAACAGAAGAGAGTGAAGGACTGTTCAATGGTGCTCGGCTAGATAACTTGATGAGGACTAATGAAAAACAAAGATTGGTCTTTATTGACGGTGGTAGAGATGACGAAGAGCCAAGTTGCAGCGTTTTGCCGGGATTGATTGGTATAGGCACTGTTCCTAGCGGGTCTAGGGTTTACGGGTTTGTTTTTACAGGAGGAACTGAAGCAACGGTTATTTTTTCACCTAACATAGTAGGAACCGGAACGCAGTTAAGTGACTTGACTATCGTAAAAAATATTAGTCAGACAACTCTTTCATGCGAAGGATTTGTTGCAGGCAGAAGCGGTGGCTCTAATAGAGACCAAGATACAACTACGAACGTTGGACATTACGCAAATCTTACAGGTGGTGCAGTGCTTGCTTTGAGTGCTTGTACTCCGAACTTTCCGTTGACGTTTGCGGTGCTAGGCAAAATACTAGGAGAGCTATTGTATGATGCGTCGCTGTAACAGCTAGAATCAGCATAATGGTCAATACCAGAATCTTCGCTCTATAGCAAATGGCACTCGATATTGTCCACAAGAAGAGTGGTGTATCTCAAAGGCTTCCGGTCGCTAGCGATCTAGGACTAGGCGAAATTGCTGTCAATTACAACGCTGACGGCCCATTTCTGACATGCAAAGACACTGCCGGAAATGTCCGAAAAATTAACAATATTTGGGTTAGCGCCACTGCGCCAACTGGGGCAAGCCCTGGAGATCCTTGGCTTGACATAAGCGTAACCCCGGCAAGGCTTTTCATATATCAAGATTCTTCGACGCAATTCACTCCTGCAATAACAGTAAACACAGCGACTTCTAGCGCAAGTGGCACTGTTCAGCTTGCTAGCGCAACTGACATTACTAATGGATCGCCTGGGCGTGTAGTAGATGCTTCTCAGCTGCAGTCTGAAATCAGCAGCTTTCTTATTGGCGTTAACGCAACATCTCCGTTGGCGGTTGGCGGAAGCTCAACCCAGCCAAACATTTCAATTACTCCTGGCACGGCAGGTCAAATATTTAGAACCAACGCGCAGGGCAATGCGGTTGAATTTACAAGCGATTTAAGCGTTCCTGGAAATTTGGATGTCATAGGCGATGTTTCCGTAGGTCCTGGAGCGCCTTCTTCTCCTAGCCTAACCATTCATTCAAACGGCGAGATTACTGCTGGAGCATACAACAATATTAATGTAGGTCGTGGCGGTAATTCTGTTGTAAGCAATACGAGTGTAGGAGTAGAAAACTTAGACAGCAATACTACTGGGACGTCGAACTCTTCCTTCGGAAGACAATCCCTTCAAAGCAATACCGAGGGAGCAGATAACACTTCGGTCGGAAGATCAGCTCTTAAGAGCAATTTGACTGGTTCTCGAAATACTTCCGTGGGCAACGCGTCTCTTGTTGATTGCATAACAGGGTTTGATAACGCAGTGGTCGGCTCGTTTGCAGCAGCTGATCTTATTGGAGGGAGCAAAAACACCGTAGTGGGGTCTTCAGCTTTAAGGTTTTCCACAACAGGAGAATTTAATGTCGCTTTGGGGCACAGAGCTGCATACTACTTCAGCGGAAACAATAACACGGTTCTTGGAGCCTATCTAGGTAATTCAAGCGAAACAGCAATAAGTGATACCGTAGTTATTTCAGCAGGCCGAACAGAGAAGCTTAGGATTAATTCAACTGGATCTCTACTTTTTGGTGGTTCGTTACCTGCTAGCCCCAATATTCAGTTTGATAGCAGCGGAGATGGAAGCTTTGCTGGTTCGGTCACGATTACAGGGGATTTGACTGTCAATGGAACGACAACAACACTGGACACTCAGAATCTTCGGGTCGAAGATAAGAACATTGAGCTTGGCGTAGTAGCAAGCCCAACAAACACAACCGCAGACCTTGGAGGAATAACACTTAAGGGAGCCACGGACAAAACCTTTAGGTGGTTACAGAGTGGAGAAAATTGGACATCATCTGAACATTTAGATCTTGCAATTGACAAGGAATATCGAATCGCCGGGACAAAGGTTCTAGACGCTACGAGCTTGGGTGCAGGCATTGTCGGATCAAGCCTGACAAGTGTCGGCACGATTGCTACAGGTTCTTGGCAAGGGACTGAGGTCGGAGTTGCGTATGGAGGAACCGGACAGACGACTTATGCAGATGGCGAGCTTCTTGTAGGCACCAGCAGTGGGTCATTAGCAAAAGCCACTATTACTGGTGGAACAGGGCTGACAACTGTTAACGCTAGCGGATCCATTACGCTCAACTTAGACAACACCGCCGTAACACCAGGAAGCTATACAAACGCAGCAATCACAGTAGACCAGCAAGGAAGGATTACGGCTGCTAGCAATGGAAGCGCAGGATCGTATCTAACTGCTTCAGATATTGGCGTAACTGTCGAAGCGTTTGACGCTGCAACAGTCAAGGAAGACGAAAATCAAACATTTACTAAAGCTCAGCGTGGAAGTATCACAGCATTAACCGATGCAGTCAACATAGCGATCAATTTTAATGAAAACAACTTTTACAGCGTAACGCTCGCCGGAAACAGAACACTTGACAATCCAACAAACTTGACTGCCGGACAATCCGGTTGTATTTTCATTACTCAGGATGGCACGGGAAGCAGAACACTTGCATTCGGAAGCAATTACGATTTCGCTGGAGGTATCACTCCAGCCCTGTCGGCTAGCCCTGGTGCTGTTGATGTCTTGAGTTACGTTGTCCGCTTGGACGGAGCAATCCCGTCAATTATTTGCTCACTCGCAACCAATTTTTCTTGAGGTAGAACGATGATTCCAGGCAGCATCTTTCCATTATTTGTGACAGAAGGCGCAGGCGAATGGCTGATAGTTGACACTTGGGATGTTAATACTGAAGGAAACAACATGTCTTTCCCAAACATACAATCTGGGGACATGTTCTTCTTAGTGGCGTCTTCAGATAACTTAACACCTGACGCTCAGCCTGGAAGCGGTTTGAGTGTTATAGAACGAAATCTCACTAATAACGTAGGTTACGGCATTTTCGCAGCACCTGCTGATGGGTCAATAAACTCCTTCCCTATGACAGCTGTTCTTCAGAACTTCAATCAAGCCATAGCTTTTACCGTTAGAGCAGATAATAGTTTTACAAATACAAATGGAGTCACGTATAAAGGAGATAGTCTTAGAGTTACAGGAATACTCGATCCTCCAAGTCATGACAATCTTTCCTCAAACTATTCCGCAAATTCATTAACCCTTCAGCTCGTCTTTTGGGGTGATGACAGTATACCTAAAAATCTATGGGTTCCTCCTTCAGGGGCAGCCTTAATAGAGTCCGCAACAAGCGGGAGTAATACAGGGTCATTGGCGGCTTCCTTCCAAATGATTGGAGCAGCGGGCAGTTATTCGTGGGGTGCATGGGGATCACTAACTCCAAACAATGACAATTGGGTAACGATACTGGTTGAGATCACTAAGCCATGAAACCATGGATCAACATACTCTAGAAAACTGGCAACGGATCGAGAAGGCTCTACGCGAAACAGGCAAAAAAGACTGCATGTTTTACAAACGTGCAGTTGCAATATTAAGTGGCAAGCCAGACCCACTAAAATAACAGGGAAGGAGCGCCTAAGCCGTGATTGAGATTTACGCAGCAATCCTAGGGGCTTCTCTCGGCATAGCTGGGATGAGTGTCTCTGGGTTTACTAGGCGAACCAGCGAAAGCCGTGAAGCGGTTATTCGCCTCACCGCTGGCGTTGAATCCATTGCGACTAAGCTTGAAGACTTGCATCAGGACATGAAGGCAGAAAAGGTTCAAGCTACTGCTGATCGCCGTGAAATTTACGAACGGCTGAATGATCATGGCAACCGACTAACTGTTTTAGAAACCACTAAGGCTAGAATCGACTAAGAATCAACGGCATTCAAATGGGCATCGAAGAAGTTTTGGCGCATCCAGCCTTTTGGATCGTGGTAGCAGCAGCTAGTGAGCTGATCGGGATGAGTAAGCTCAAAGACAACTCGCTTGTACAGCTCTTGTTTACTGTCTTGCGCTCTTTAAAAACAAAAAAGGACTGATCCCTGCGGATGGGAGGTGGCTTTTTAGATTTTCGACGCGATCACCTCTTGAAGGATTGAAGCGCGAAATTCAACGTCGCAAATTCGAGGCAACACTAAAGCCTCGAATCGACGCTGAGGTCGAACGCTGGCATAAGTCGCAGCCACCAGCAATGCCACCGCCTGAGCGGATAGACGACTTACACATAAAATCACCGTGGAGCAATGACGAACAGTAAGGCAATCTCACTTGAACAGCTCTTTAGGTACTACAAAGGCTTGCCACATCAAGCCGCAAGTATTTCGCTCCTGGAAGAAGATCTAGCAAGTAATGGTTACGACGCAGCGATGCGACGTGACCGTGAATGGTTTGCGACTTGGAGTCAATCAGGTAAGCAATCTGATCACAAGCAAGCATTAGACCTGATTAAAAAGTTTGAAGGATGGCACGCCGAGGCATACCTGTGCCCCGCAGGGTTCTGGACGATTGGGTGGGGTAATCTGTCTCATCCAGACGGTCGCCCTGTAAGAGAAGGCGACTGGATCAGAAGGAAAGAAGGCGATGCTTTACTGGAAGGCACAGTAGACAAAATTGACGAAAAGCTTTCGCAGACCGTTCCTTATTGGGCGGATATGGCGGAGAATCAGCAGGCAGCTTTAATCAGTTTCGCTTACAACCTTGGTTCTGGATTCTATGGCTCTAAAGGTTTTGAGACAATCAGCCAAAAGCTTCGTGCGAAAGACTGGAAAGCTGTTCCTGACGCGATGCTGCTCTATCGAAACCCTGGGAGCAGCTTTGAAGCCGGTCTAAAGCGTCGAAGGCAAGCCGAGGGAAACCTCTGGAAAGGTGGCGATCAGTCACCGCCTACTGAGACTGCAAAACTGCGCCCTGGGTCTCCATTCACCAGTCGGCTGACCCCACACATCACGCTCGGTGAGTTTGCTCTAAATCAAGAAGAGCGGCGCTTTAACGAGCAGTACCAGCTAGACACTGCAGCTACTCTCGCGGCATTTCTAGAGCGTGTTCGTGGCAGGTTTGGTAGCAAGCCAGTCGTAATCACATCTGGCTACAGACCACCAGCTATAAACAGATCGGTTGGCGGTGCTAGCGGGTCAGAGCACCTATACCCGGCACCGGGAGTTGGTGCTGTGGATTTTTATGTGCAAGGCGCTGACATTTATGCGGTACAAGAATGGTGTGACCAAAACTGGCCGCATAGCTTAGGATATGGAGCCAATAAAGGATTCGTTCATCTCGGTATGCGAGAAGGCGGTCCAAGAATACGCTGGGATTACTAGAAATGGTGCTTTCTGATCGAGAAATTACTCTGCTGTGCTCCGGCGGAGCAATGGAAGACTGGTCTGAAGATCTAATCAACCCGGCCTCGCTTGATGTGAGACTGGGCAGTGGGCTGATGATTGAAGTCGCTGGGCAAAAAGACCTGCTACATGTTGACATCTCGAACAGAACTGAAAAGAACCCTTATCGATTAACCCCCGGAGAGTTCTGTCTTGCCGAGACGCATGAAACGTTTAAAAAAATACCTGATCACATTTGCGCTCAGTTTGCGTTGAAATCAAGCAGAGCTAGGGAGGGCTACGAAAATCTTCTTGCCGGTTGGATAGATCCAGGTTTCTGTAACAGCAAATTAACCCTCGAATTAGTAAACGCAAGACGCCATTACGACCTACCACTATACCCTGGCCTGAAAATAGGGCAGATAATCTTTATGAGGATGAGCGAAGTCCCTATGAACAGTTACTCGAAGACGGGTCGCTATAACGGCGATTCGACGGTTCAAGGCAGCAAAGGTTAAAGCAGACTCCTTGGCTAGCATTAGTAAGCCTGATACCGGCAGTAGTGGTAGCTGAGTTTAGGCAGTGTCGGAGAAGCAGTCTATGTCGAGAGTATTTGCATACCTCGGAGATGACGCACGGAAAAAACGGATGGTTTTGTGATCCTCGAAGGTGCCCCATGAGAGCATCCGAAAATAGTGCTTCTTATCAAGTCGAAAAACGCTACCTAACAACTGCGACAATTATGTTTCTGACCTCAGCAAAGGAAGATCAGGAACCTGAAGAGTTTAGTGAGATATTTGCATCACGATTAGAGGAGCTAACAGAGGAAATAGTAAGTTTTGAAATGGAAGTAGTGCCTCTAAGCGGCGGATTTATTGGCCATGAAATAATAGGATCAGAGCTTGTACCAAAGAAAACAAGCAAGCACAGGTTCAGGCGTCAAATATTTGATGAATGGGACAATAGATGTGCTTACTGCGGCCAACCCGGAGACACCTTGGATCACATCCTTGCTAGATCGAAAGGTGGCAGTATGAGCGTTGTAAACAATCTTTTGTGTTGCTGTAGGTTTTGCAACGGATCAAAAAGTGACAAGGCAGTATGGGAGTGGTTTAGGGCACAGCCTTTCTGGAGCCAAGAGCGTGAAGATCTGATCAATTATTGGATGGAGCATGGAACTTTGGATCAGCCATAGGAAGCATCATGTGATACAGATAAGTCTTTGCACGCCAAAAATCATCTGAATATCTGCAAATAGCTCCACCAGGACTGCAAGCCCTGTAGTAAACGCCTTGGGTGTCGTCATTCAATATCTCAATGTAAAAACCATTGCCGAAATCTATCGCCCAGCTAGGGACATCAGTCGTTGATCCAAAAGGCCGAGCATTGGCTGGCAAATCTTCCGCCACTTGATTTCCCCTCGGCAAAACCAAGACTGCATTCTGATTTTACTAACTTCCAATGCAGGCACTGCCAGCAATACGGCTTCGGACTAGCAACTGCACGCAAATCAGCATAAAGTTGCTCGCCCTGCAATATTGCGCTTTCGATATTAGTTGCATTTAAAGCAATCTCAAAAGTGTCGGATTTAGTGGTAATGGTTGCAATCCATTCTCCGCTTTTGTCGGAAATGTTTAATTTGCCAGAGTGAGAGCGATGACTTGTCATTTGAGGCGATCAATAAAGAAAGCTTTTAGCTCTTGCGCTGACGCACGTGCGTCTGACTCAGTTTGCTCTGGATTGCCCCAATAGACAACTTTCCCATCAAAATACCAAGGCTTGAAGTATGAATCCACTCCGTGTGCAATTAGTTTTATGCCTATTTCTGAAGTGTTCACGGTCAGTGTTAAAGTTTTTGTTCAACTTGATTCCGAGGAGTCATCTTGTCCTGATGCGCATGGGGAGCGCATCAACCAAGCCATGCAGGCGCGAGAGCCGGTGGCATCCCCTCCTAATTCAGTCGTGATTCAAAATCAGGTCTTCCTCCAAGGACTTCAGTTCCGTGGCAGCGCATACTCTCATTTGGTCGTGCTCTGATGATGAGTTGAAGCCATCCCAGCGCACAGCAAGGTATTTGCGCTGATGGCCGTCTTTTCTGGTCTTGGTCCTAAGCTCTGTTACCGTACCAACCCGCGACGAATAGCGGCGCTGATTCTCTGGCTTGACAGCAATACCAAGGTGAATGCGAGGCTTTTCAGCAACTCTATCGCCAACGGCAAACTTGAATGGTGTGCGGCGTGATTCTTTTGTCATGGTGCTAAACGGGCCTTGCCCCAGCGATTTTTTGTGTACCAGTTATGGACTGAGGGAGTCCACAGCTCGAAGTGAGGAATCATCATCTGGCACATCTGATGAATTTCTATCTGTGCATCGGCCTTGCCCCGCAGGTCAAGGAAGTGCATGAGAGAGCGCAGGTTGAACGTAACAACAAAATGCTGCCGGTAGTCGAACGGCAGCACTCCTCTTGCATGTTCTTCTGATATACCAGCATCAAGAGCCTCTTTGTAGCGTCGAGCCGAGTCCTCGCAGTGTTGAAGATCTTTTGCCCTTAAACGCTCGTCGTAGGTGTACTTCTTGCCTTGGCGGTTGGTGTAATCACCAACAGGCCGCAGATAAAAAGCTTCCTCTACATCAACAACACCTTCAGCAACCGCAGCAATTCGTTTACCGGTGTAGCGCATCGACTGGACATCCCAACTAGTGCCAACCCTATGCGTCCGGGCTTGTTGAATCACCGAGTGAGGGAAATAGCCCACAGCAAATGTAATACTGGCGTGCTCCAGTGGCCCGTAATGGCCGCGACCTCCCAGGAGTAGGTGCTTAACGATGCGATCACCAGCGTCTGGTTCGCTAAGCGGTTCGTCGTAAAACACCCAGCCTTCTGAGTAATCCTGGTGCATTGCCTGCCAACACAGCGTGGCAGGATCAATGGTCTGGGTTAAAACGCCAACCTGGAAATATGGATCAATTTGCATCGTTAAACTCCTGTACTAATTTTTTCAGTTCTTCGTCGTCCATTGAATCTACAGCTGACAGAAATCCAGCCGTAACGGCTGTGACAAGACGTTCAGGGCTGAATAAAGCAAGCAAAACAAATTGAAAGCGAGTGTAAATGCCAAATTTAACTTTCATTGGTCATGCATCTCCAGTACATGTTGAATGCCGCGAATGTAGCCATCCCAGTAGCGGGAATCGCCTTGACGGCATTGAAGGCTTTTTTCGTAATTGTTGTAGCCGTCAATCAAAAGACGTTTGACTGACTCAATACTGACTTCAAGTGGCTTTTCATTCATTGGATTCCGAGCGAGCGATTACCGAGGCTTCGTCTTGAATTTTTTTCAGTGAAACAGGCCCAAGTTCTTCTAAAAGAATGCGAAGAAAATGATCTTGGTACAGTTCGTCATAGCTTTTCGGGAGCGGTTTGTTCATCGCTTCAATCTTGGCAGCAAATTGCGTCGAGATCCTTAGCTTTTTTTTGGCCCGATAGTACCATTCAGTGTCGGGCGCATAGCCATGCTTCTCTTCAAAGCTTGAAACCTCCGCCAAAGAGGCCGTGATCTCATTAATACAGTCAATAAGCTCATGGTAAAGCTTGCGAAGCTCATTCGTTCCGAGATGTGGAAGCTCTGTGGCGAGAATCGATCTGTCTAGCGAAATGCTGTTGTAAATTGCCATTTTAGAATAAGGGGCAGAGTGAATCTGCCCCGATAAGGGTTCAGAAGAAGTCGTCTACAACGTTGCCGTCAGTGGCCTTGGCCACAGACTGGGCAGCGTCATTGACAGCGCCTTCAGTGTTCTTTTCGTACTTGTAGTGAGGCTTGAAGCTCAGACTGATGTAAGTCTTGCCGCTTGTTGATTGCTTCTTCCAGCCGCTAATAGCGAGTGGAATTTCATTGCGCTCACCAAGAGGCTTGCCTTGCATGATGTACTCCGCCAAAGCGTAAGCTTGATCAGCAGGAATATTAACTACCCCGTCAACGGTAGGGTAATTTTTAGAGGGATCGTACCTGTCCTTCATTCGAGCTTTCATGTCCTCAGCGGTCTGAGGGAACAAGGCCCCGTTAACTGAAAATGAATCGGTCATGATTTTGTTTTGCAGATGATGTAGCAGCCTTTTTTGGCTGACTCGGACTGAACTGAATACTTGTACTGATCAGATTCCTTAGTCATGCGACCGGTGATCTGGGCGATGGTGCTGGCCTTGAAGCCTTCATTGCTTTCCTTGTTGTAGTAAGAAACAAAAAGGCTAGTATCAGGAGTCAAGGAGGAAATCTTCTCCCGTAGCGGGGTTGTTTTACTGTGTCGGCTTGTGCGTGCTGGAATATCAGCAGCATTGACAACCTCAATAGAAGACATAAAAGGTCTTAGCTTGCGAGAAATACTTTAACTCAAGCTTGCGATTTTAGCAATAAGCTGATTGTGCTCGTCCTCCGAAAGATCGTTGGAAGCCCTTAGTTCAGAGATGCGCTGACGAATCGATTCAAGCTGCGATGGGTCAGCCTCATCAATCTTTTTCATTGCAGGCTTGAACACACCTGTAGGGTGCAGCTTTTGCACAATTTTGCGGCGTTTAGGCGGTGTCCACTCACAGCTGATCTGTTCGTCAATCTCAGGGCTTCCGTAGATGCGAATACAGGGTTCATCCTTGCGAAGAGGGTGGGGCATGACCTGATTGGTCGCGTAAAAAGTCACACGCCGTCCAGGCCACAACGCCACATCGTTACCCAAAAGCTTGATCAATGGAATGGCATTGATTTTGGCCAAAGTCAGTTCAGGGTTAATTTCCTGAAACGACATGATCGTTTGGAGCTTGGGCTCCTGATCATCAAAGGCCACCTCAGCTGTACGAACGCCTTTGACCGTCAGAGTCATGCGCCCGGAAGCCGGGAACATGAAAGCTTTTAGCCAAGGCTCATTCATTAGATCACCTACAAATTCCATCAAACTCCCTCCAATAAATCAGCAACGTCAGTGTCATTGGCTGGATCGTCAACTTGGAACCATCGTGGAGCTTCCATCGTGTTAATGCCCCACGATGGCCACTCGTTAGTTCCGCGACAAGCCTTGATGCCTGCAATCGCATCGTCACGACGCTGACGGCCAACCTCCAACAGCTCATCGCTGATGATATTCACCGAGTAATTGAACGGATAAGCCCACTCGTAAGCCAGCAACACGATCTGCTTTGGATAAGCGCCGTGGCGGTCGAGGAACCCCTCAGCATAGTGTGCGCATTGAATGTCATAGCCCAACGCAAATGACTGCCTTGCGAAATCGCGTGGGTTTGCACTGCGAGCTTTTTTTAGATCCACAAGCACGCCGTCTTCTGGTTGCTCTAAATCAGGCAGGTAACGGCACTCAACATCGTTATCAGCGTCATGCCAGAAATGAGGCACCTGACCCGAACCCTGCAAAAACTCAGAGGCAACTGGATCGTTTTTGAGCTTGCTCACGATCAATTGCGCAGTGTGGTGCCACTCCTCAGTAATTAAGTCCGCGCACTTGGAGCGGGCAAGTTCTTGAGCCTCGGCCCAGATTTCTTTGCCTGCTTTTGTGCGACGGTCTGCTCTTGGGGCAACGACGTATTTACGGCTAAATTTTTCGGGCTCTGTGATCAAACAGTCAACCAATGAGCCCTGGCGCATTGCGTCAGATGGCACCATCGGCATACGGTCTGGATCTTCATAAGCAGCCCAATAGTCAATTGCTGTGCCGCAAGCGTATTTCTTTAGCTTGCTAGCTGATAAGGCGGGATGATCGTGATAATTCATTGGTTTGGTAGTTCAAGTTCCATTTCAATCCAGTAATGGCGCATTTCGCCATCACCAACCAGTAGCCGTGCATCTTCAATTAGATCTTCATCAGTACCGCCGGGGTAGCCGATCACGCACCAAGTGCCATCTTCAGCGGAAGCGGCCAAGGCTCGTGCCTTGACCGGTCCGAACCGCTTGGGCTCCCATACAGGCACAGCTTTGCTTGTCATTCAAAAACGCAATGATGTTTGCAAGGCAAATAGTACCACTGTTTCGACTACTCCGCAATGGAAACGGAGAAGCCCAGTGCCGCAGCTTCATGTTCTGTCATCTTCTTCGCCCACATCTTCGGAACCAGATCATTCCAAGTAAAACCAGCGTCTTTGCAGTGCTGACGCTGTTCGTACCCCAAATTACTGACGTAGACATGCCTTGGCAGCAAGGCATTATCAATCAGCTGCTCTAGCTGGGGCTCGCGCTTCATGACCTCTGCCAAGTAGATGCAATCAGTCAGCGCACGGTGAGCGTTCCAAACCGGCACCCCGTAGTCGACGGAAAGCGACATTACGGACGGACGGCTGCGCCTACTGCTCAGCGGCCACTGAATATCGTCCATCGTGCAGATCCACCGCAGAGGCATCGACGGTAGTGAGCCTTTCCCTCCGAACCATTGCTGGTCGAAAGCCGCATTGTGAGCCACCGCGTAATCAGCTTCCGCAACCATCGCCCAGAATGATGCCGCCATTGGAGACGTGAGATCCGGCGCTCTCATGGTCAGTGACGGTTGGATGCGATTCACAAACTCAGCCTCGTTTGTCAATGTCGGCAACAAAAATGACACCTGGCAGATAACAGATCGCAACTCAACATCAAACAGCACAGCTCCCAGCTCAATCACCGTACTGTCGGCTGGAGTCAACCCAGTCGTTTCCGTATCGATGATCAATAGTTTCATGCTCATGAGGATTCAATCTCCAGTGATAAATGTCCAGCAATCGTTTGTCTGATTCGGCGATCAGACGCTTTGCCTCAGCATTAGTCATCAACAATGCACAGCGAATACAAGGTCTTGGACCTGCCTTTGAGCTTCTTTAACGCACCGTGATAGCTCATCGCGTTGATGATTTCAGAGTGCTGTAATCCGCTTTTTTCGCGAAAAGCTGCCTCAAACCGCAACATCTTGGAAGCCTCTTCCCTTCCGGGTGAGTCTTCAATCCCAGCATCACGCATCATCTTGGCCCAGTCCATGCGCATCGAGTGTCGAAAACACTGCATCAACCATCTTCGAGCTTGCATGATAATGACCGCCGCGACAGCTCACCGACGTAGAGTCAATCACAAATTCACAGGTAAAGTACAAGAAATTGCAAATGTTGCATTTCGTGTAGCGAGTGACAGTGCCACCATGCGATGGCCGAGTGCTCAAGACCGCTTTGGTGCCCCTACCGGAAGCACCGCAATTGGGGCAGATCAAAAGCTTCGCTCCTGAAATTTGACAATCGGCTCAGGCACCAAGAGCCGATAGCTCTGGCGGTTGCGATGAATCCGAGATGCCTTGTGAATCGCTTGCTCCTCAGACCGAGCTAATACCTCGACATACTGTCGATCCTGGCCCGGAGATTCACAGGCTACGCAAAAATAAAGGCTGTTCATCAATCCTCTGATTTTGATTCTTTTGCCTTGGCTTTTTGTTTCGCAATTCGCATTGCTTTGGCGTACTGCTCTTTCAGGTATCGAATGAATGCTGGTGTCACGAAAAGTTGTCCTCCTGTGGGCGCATTGCTTGTTTGAGGTCTTCAAGAACCTTGTCTACATCGATTTCAGCATTTGAGCAGTCATCGTAGAGATCGACCCAAGCCGTTTTAACCAAATAGGCATAACCTTCATAAAAGTCATGTTTCATTAAGTTCACTTTCAACCACTCAATCACTTGCTTCAACTGCCAGTCGGCAGCAGCACGCATGTCGGCTCGGAAGGGACGAGTATCATCGTAAGCATGAATGTTGTGAGAAATTGCTTGAATCATCTTTTCAGTCAGTGGGTGTTCAGTCATGAGTTTTCTCCTTGTTAGTATGAGCGTGTAAAAGCACTGTAATTCGCTACTAATACAATGCGAACAACGAATAACAATAAGACGTAACCAAGTGAAGCCAGAGGTGTTAAAGAATATCCAATGAGAAAGTTTAGGCTAACCCAAACGAGAGCTGCATTAATAAGAAAGAATAGAATTAATGCGATAACTGACGTCCACGTTGATTTGAATGTGTTGTTCATCAGTTGTCCTCTTGTTGTGGGCGCATTGCTTCCTTTGAGTCATCAAGAACGTCATCAACGTCAATCTCTTCATCACGTTCCTTCCATTCCTTAAACTTTTCATGAAGGTCTTCATCCATAGTCAGTTCATACTCAGCACATACTTTGCGCTGGTATTCTTCACGGACATACTCATTAAACACCAGTGACATAGCACCAGAGCGAATATCTGCGGGGTCCATACCTACACACAGCATGAACTTCTCAAAGAGTTTGAAATACTGTTTGGGATTAAGATCAGCAGCAGGTGCTGTGATCAGGAAATGCTCTTCAGGGAGAAAGTCATCAGCACCAAGGTGAGATGCAAACCCACGAGTATAATCATGAGTGTAGGTAGCATCAAATTTGAATGTCAGTTCAGCGTTGTAAGTCATGATTTGTCCTCCTGTGGGCGCATCGCCCGTTTGAGGTCTGCGATCATCCTTCGACATTCGGAATGAAAATCAAGGTCATAGTTTGAACATTCCTCAATCCACTCAATCACCTGCTCCAACTGCCAATCAGCAGCGGCACGCATGTTTGCAGAGTCACAAGGGTGGATTGAGTCTTGAATTTGATCGCAGATTTCGTCAGTCAGTGGGTGTTGTTCAGTCATTGTTGTCTTCCTGTGGGCGCATTGCTTCCTTTTAGTCAAAAGCGATTGTATCGTTCATTAGTTTAGCAGTATAGATTTTGCTTCGTCAACCGATCTAGCAACTCCTGCGATTCCGCCTGCGTTTCGGATGTGCTCAATAAATGCCTTCTGCTGTTCAGTCGCACGCCCCTTGGCAGTCTTAACCTCTACGGCTGCAAATACGGCGATTTCAGTACCCACCATTTCCGGCGTTATCGCGACCTTGCGGTAGCCAATCAGATCTGAACCGCCAGGACTCCCGACACCAAACTGCACATAAGTCCCGGTTTTAGGATTAGGCAAACTCCCGCTGTTGTTCCTCCACAGCCTTACCGGGCCGCGACTACATGCCAGTCTGATCTCTTGCTGGATGCTGGTTTCGCTCAAAAGTGCCGCGATGCCATTATTTTCTTTGCCCATGGTACTGGATATTTATAGCCTCGACTTTTGCCTAGCTCGATTAATTGCTCCAACGTTTTAGCTCTGCCCTGTTCCGCACGTTTAGCAATATGCGCTTTTTGTTTTTGAAGCCTCTCTAACGCTGCTGCCTGCCTTGGATCAATCTCACCCAATTCGCCATCAACCTCAGCTGGGCCGCCACGAGTCGGAGCCGGATACCGATACCCGCATTCAGGGCAAACCGGCGCTGGAACATGAGCACAAAAACACGCAGGACACTGCCTGACGGGAGGCGCCTGTTCACCACGTTTCTTCCGGCCCTCCAGGCTCCACTGCCGTTCCATGTCCGGTGGGCCATGCTCGAAAATCGAACCGGCATGATCCAGAACGGTCAAATGCTGCTTGCCACTATCCGGCGATGTTCGCAGGCCGCGACCAATTGATTGCAGATAGAAAGTCAAGCTCTTTGTCGGTCTGAGCAAAATAATGCACTCGATCTGAGGTACATCAACACCAGCCACCCACAGCTGGGCATTGCATACAACCTGCAAACTGCCATCCCTAAGACCAGTCAAGGCCGCGACTCTTTCTGATCGCTTGCTCTTGCCTGAAATTGCCACGGCCTTATAACCCTGAGCCTGAAACTCAGCAGCAACATGCTCGGCATGGCTAATCGACGTGCAGAATGCCACCGCTCTTTTGCCGTCACAATGCTTCTGATAATGCTTGATCACATCACCCGTGATGGTTGAACGGTCCATCTCACCATCGATGTCTGATTGTCTGTAGTCACCGGCCTGCACCCTTAACCCGGTCAGGTCCGGTCGATGCGGCGCGAAATACTTGATCGGGGCCAAAAGCCCCTCTTGAATTAGTGCGTTGGTGCTGCATGTTGGCACGATCTCGTCAAAGATCTCGCCTAATCCCTTGCCGTCCAGTCTGCACGGGGTGCCGGTCAGCCCCAGCAGCGGTGGGTTGCCAATCTTGCCCATCACCTTGAGATAGGTCGTGGCCACCGCCAAGTGACACTCATCCACAATCACAAGATCCGGCGGCGGGAACCCATCACGCCTCGCAGCAGTTTGAACGCTCACAACCTGAACCCGGCGGTGATACTCCATTGGCTTGCCAGCAGCAATCTCACCGAACGGGATCTGCACCGAACGCAGACGGTTGGCCGTGTCATCCAAGATCTCCCTCAAATGAGCGAGAAACCAAACAGTCTTGCCCTTGTCGAGCGCAGACTGGATAATCGCTGCACTGGTATGGGTCTTGCCGAACCCCGTAGCAGCACACAAAATCGGTGCCCGATACCCAGACCGATACGCAACCCTGATGTCATTGATCGCTTGGACTTGGCGGGGGCGGAGAGTCATGCCTCGTCCCTATCAAGTTGCAACAGGCGCAGCGATTCAGTGGCAAACTTTCTGACCGACTCCGCTTCGCGAGCAACTTCTTCCAATGTCTCCCTGATACCAGGATTGCCATCCTTGGCCAACTGTCTTTCAGCTGCCATTACGTCTTGATAAACGATACCTCGCCCGAAGCGAAACTCCCTTGAAGCTGCTCTCATTGTTTTCTCTAACGGAATTTGGATTTCTTTCAATGCCGCTACAATCTTCAGCCGATCTTTGCTGCTTTTGCTTTCACGTTTAACAAGAGCTTTCATGTGATCGTTGAGTTCGCCTGTTGGCGTAACAGGTTGATCATTAACAGGTGGCCACTCTGTGGCTTCAGACTCGCTTCCATTGCTCTTCCTGCTGTTTATCTCTTTTGCAATAGTCTTGTCGCTACGCCTGTATTTCTTAGAGAGGCTGCGGATAGATTCGCCAGCCTCATAGTCCGCGTACCACTGATCACGTTCAGCTTGATCAGCTTTTTTAGGTTTAGCAGGTGCGCTTTCTGGCGAGGATGCGTCATGAGTCACTTGACTCACGACGTCATTTTTATTTAGTCTGCGAGAAAGCGTTTTTTGAGCAACGCCAAATTGCCTTGCAGCACCACGTTGACTGATGTTGCCAGTTTTAACTGCAGCAATAGCGTTTTCCATTACTTGTTCTCTTGATGTTCTACTTGCCAACATTTCAACGAGTTTGCAGTCGTCTCCGCATCTAGGCTCTTCGCTGTTCATGGAATAAAAAACCCGCTTAAAAGCGGGGTGATAAAGTTCAATTTAGAAGTGAAGTCAAAAGCATCGCTCAATCACTGTGGGTGACAACGCTCTAGCGACTTTTCCTGCTTTTGAGCCATTTTGCGGGTTATGCTGTGCAGTAACAACTGCCAGCGGAAGAGCTGCCTTGACGGATGACATTACTTTTTCAAACCTTCCAGGCTTGTCTGCCTTGATCCATTTGAGAAAAGTGCCTCCTTCTGGCCTTGCTTTCTCAAGCTGATTCCAGAGACTATTTCCTGCGTCGGAATACTGCGCGGGGGTAAAGTGATTTAAGTCAAGATCTGCTGCTAAAAGTTTTACATAGCAGGAAAAGGCTGCCTTAAAGTCTTTAGCGTTCCCTGCGTGCAAAATTGAATCTTGAATGCTTTCGCAGCTAAACAGTTCAACTCCACTCGTAGAACCAACCCTTTCACGAATCTCTGCGCGAGAAAAATCCCTAGAGCCAGTATTGGCTGAAATAATTCGAGCCTGTACCTCTTCTTGAAGAGAGCAATTGATAACCGAGCAACGTACCTTTACGCTTTGATAGCCATTAAAGCCAGCTGCTTTTAACATTATTTGCAACGCTAATGTGCGGTGACGGCCTGACGTAATGATTGGGCCAATAACTGATCCTGCTCGTAAGTCGTGAATGTAAGCGACTTCAATATCTTCCATCAGCCTTTTCTCTCTACCGCCCCCTGACTTGCGGATTAGCCCGTACCGCCCAAACAAGATGTCATTAACCGCTGAAGGGTCAACGGCTTGAGCTGTTACTTCGTGCTTTGAACTTTCAGCTAGTTCGGCAAAAGTAAAACAACGTAAAGCAGAGCCACCGTCCGGTTTTTGAACTTGAAACTCGCTTTCTAAGCTTTGAGTCGAAGAAACAACTCTTTCGATGTTTTTCTTTAGCTCGGAGGAGCCGGTCTTTGAACTGTTTAGAGCCTCAGTCGCTTTTCTGATCACAGGAGCGAGAGAAGGAATCAAGCAGGGGTCGTAATTGGTCGAAGTGTTGGCGTTCATTTGAACTCAGTAAACGAAAGGACTGAGCTAAAATGGGAAGCGGATAGGCAAACCATTTAGCCATTGCATGACCCCGATTGGCGTCGGGGTTTTTTCATGCTGCAAGAACCATAGCAGTCAAACGCCTGTGTTGTCGAATTTGCGGTATATACCCGCCCCTCAGAGTGTGCGCACAAAGAATCACGGCCAGATGTTGTGTACACGTATATACACGCCAACCTTGCAGCGTTCGTGTACTCTCAGTCCCTACAACAAAATTAAATGCCTAACCCTGCCCTTATTGACTGGTCAATCACCGAAGACTTCCTTGAGGCCATCGGTCGCAGTACCGGCCCCATAGTTTTCGCTGTTTATCCCTCCGATCCGTCGCGGCCTTGTATCCATATCAAGGCCGATGCCGAGGACATCCCACGCAACAAAATCGAACGCATCCTTGCTCGCAACTCAGGGAGCAGCCTAGGTTTTGTCGTCAATCCACCCTCAGACCAGCCTGCTGTATGGGGCACCAAGCCGGAGCACATTAACCGCGCTGGTGAGATCAAAGCTTGGGGAGCTTCCAACGCACACATCGAGCACGCAATCGCCTGCTTCGCGGAGTGCGACGGCAATCTCGACCGCGAAGCTCAAGCAGCACTGCCTGCAATGGCTGGCCTCCCAGAGCCAACAGTCTCGGTCTGGACTGGTGGTAAATCTCTTCACCATTACTGGATGTTCACCCCAGGCCGAGAGCCTGACATCCAAGATTTCTCCGACCTGCAACGCAGAATCGCAACCGCAATCGAGATCGTTGCGCCGGACTCCAAGCCAGACAAGGCGATCTCTAACGCATCCCGTGTCATGCGCCTGCCCGGTGGTATCCACCCCAGCACTGGCGAACGCACGGTTATCGCCTCGACCACTACCGAAACATTCACCCCAGACGAGATCGGTGCCGCTGCTCCAACAATTTTTCAACGTGGCACCCGCCCAGCAGAACCGTCTCATCACTGGTTTTCTAAACTTCCACCAGCAGAGCAGCGCACACTTGCTGTTGAAATCCTTCGTGATTACATTCCCCTTCGCACTGAAGCAGGGCAAGGCACCTATCCGGTATGCTTCGCCTGCCTCGCCGCTCTAACCCACCATTTCGGACAGTCTCTTGCACAAGACATCGTTCTAGAAGCTGACTGGCAATCACCCGGTACATGGGAGCCAGCCAAGAAAATCCTCTCAATTGGTGATGCGCCAATCAGGGCTTCAATCAGCAAATTAATCAACACTGCAATATCAAATGGCTGGGAATTACCTCAAAATGTTGATACCGAA